TTGCATTATTAAACACTATAGATCTTATATCTGAAAAAGAGTTTGATCATAGATTTTATGTTAATAAGAAAGAACATGCAGTTGTAGCAAGTAATCCAAAAAAATATAAAAAGTTTACAGTTAACAACTACGAAGATTACACAAATGCATTATACAACGCTGACACTGAAATGTTTTGGGGAGTACCTACTGATGTTAACATAGCTAAAGGTTTTGATTTTAGTTTGTATTTTAGTCATCAAAACACATTCGATCGAAATATTAATCATGTGTTTTTAAATGGCGATAACTACGACGGTGTTGTATTATATAGCAAAAACGTATTAGTAAGTGAAAAAGAAATAGAACATCGGTTTCTTATAAAAAAGAAAGAATATGAAGTTGTAGCAAGTACACCAAAACAATATCCGACATATACAGTAAACGATTATCAGGATTATTTAGAAGCAAAAGAAAACTGCAATACAGATATGTTCTGGATTGTAAACGATTCGTTTTTACCTAATGATGACTTTGATTGGAACTTTTATATCAGTCATCATAATCAGTACGAACGTAAAATAAATCACGTTTGGAAAAATGGTGATTTTTATGACGGCATTGCATTAGTTAGTAAACAACTAAACATCAGTCAAAGAGAGATTGATTATAGATTCTTTGTTAACAAAAAAGAATACGACGAAGTTGGTAGTATACCCAAGCCTTATGACATTGTGTTTATTAGTAATGGCGAACCAAATGCTGACAATAACTACAACGAACTAAAAGAAAAATATCCAAGAGCCAAGAGAGTAATGGATATTAAAGGCATTCATGCAGCACATAAACGTGCAGCAGAGCTAGTTGAAACAGAAATGTTTTGGGTTGTTGACGGTGATGCTGAAGTTATAGATGATTTTGATTTTAGTTATTATGTTCCGGCCTATGACATTGACAGCAAGGATACTGTTCATGTGTGGAGAAGTTATAATCCAGTAAACGGGCTAGTGTACGGCTACGGTGGCGTTAAACTATTACCTACAAGATTAACAAGGAATCTTGACGAAACTACAACTGATATGACCACTAGTATCAGTGACAAGTTTAAGGGTATAGACAAAATGAGTAATACTACAGCATTCAACACTGATGCATTTAGTGCATGGCGAAGTGGATTTAGAGAATGCTGTAAACTTGCTAGTCGTACTATTGCTAGACAAAAAGATGACGAGACTGAGTTTAGATTAGATGCATGGTGTACACGAGGTGACGATAAGCCTTTTGGAAAAGCAGCAATAGCTGGAGCAAAAGCAGGCAGAGCTTTTGGAGAAGACAACAAAGGCAATGCACAAGAGCTGGTAAAAATTAATGATTTTGAATGGCTTAAGAATCAGTTTGAGACATTATATCTACCAAGCGTATAACTGTATCTAGTTTTACTTGATTAGGCTTGCTTCTTAATGTATTACTCAGTCCGTTGTGCAAAGGCTTTGGCCACTTTCCAAATGTTACCCAAGCATATCCGTTGTGTTCATTATTTAATTCTGGAATAAATTCACAATCAACTACACAAAGATATGTATGAAAGCTAAAGTGATTATCACTGCTTATAAATGTTTCTAACGGTATTGTTTTTCTAATACTTGGAAGATTGCCTATTTCTTCTATTATTTCTCGTTGTAGACCTTCCCACGGTGTTTCAATACCTTCATTGGTGCCACCAACCAATCCCCAAAGATTTTTTGTCTTTCCTTTAGTACGATGTAAAAATAAAAATCTCTTAGTGTTAAGACTATAGAATAACGCACCACTACAAATTATTTTGTTCATACAAATACTTATTTTATAATATAATAGTCCAAGTGCCTCGTGGATAATATCCATCAACAGCACTTTGCCAGTAGTATCCATTCCAGTAAAATTGTTGACCAGTAGTTACATTAGTAACATATGTAGTTACATTATTGTCACTGGAGTTCCAAATAGTAATCCATTTAGATCCGTCCCATTCAACTATATCATTTGCATCAGCTGAGAAATCTGTATTATCTGTATTTTTCCAAGCCTCTGGACCTTTTTCGTTTAAGTTTAGTACATACGATACAGTATCATCAATGCTGTATGCTGTAGCTAGATTTATAACAAACTTATCGTCTATATTTGCTTTTGTTGCTGCTACTGGTGATCCGTTTACAAATACTTCAAAAGTTGTAACACGTTCGTCACCTGCTCTATCAGCTAACTCACTAGTAGCAATAGTAAAGTTAATATCGGTGTCGATTCTATTACTACTAGTAGTAGCTTTAAAACTTCGTTCAACTTTATATCCTATTGGTCCTAACAATAATAATCTAGTACCAACTGTTTTAGTTGTTAAAGGATTAAAAGTTATAGGATTTATAATACCGTCTATAGTTCCGTCAGTTTTAGTCGGACCTTCTATGATAGTATTAGAAGGTAATGTATCCTCGTCCCAATCTATAATCATTGTATGAGTATCGTCATCTGGAATATTAAATGTGCCGACAATTTCGCCGCTAAGTTCTGCTCTACGTAATCTTATTTGACTTATGTTAGGTTGATATTTTGCTGGTAGTTCTGCTTCTATAACATTTAGCCAACTAATATCTCCTACTCGTAGTGCTTTGTTTTTAGCTAGTTTTGCCTCGTCATCGTCAACTATAAGATCAAAATCTCTATAACTTGTTACTAGAGGGTTGTTTAAATCTAAACCTGTGCCGCTTACACTTGAAGTACTAGTAATGCCAACATTTCCTGCATTAACAACAGTACCATCTGGTAATACGGTAACTCCGCTTGATACAGCCTGATCGCCTGATGTTGGAGGATTAAATCCGTCAAGACTTAGCGTTCCTGTATCTTGACTGTAAACACCAGTAATAATATCTGTTATGATACCTAGTTTTTTAACTTTACTAGGAGGTGAAATATATATTGGTGCTGTAAATCCTAATGTAGCAACATCAATATCATCTTGTGTTCCTACAGGAATAGTTCTACTGCTAAAGTTAATATCTTCTAAATATAATGCACTCAAACTAGTCCAGTCTACATAGTTGTCAGATGTTTGAAACTCCAAGTCAGGATTAAACAACATAAAAATTTGTTCAAGTATTTGCAGTTTTTGATCAGTACTTGTTGACCATACATCAACATTAACACTTAATGTATACGGAGTTGGGTGCAATCTTTCAACTGTATATCCTTTAGCTTGTTGTGCTACGTAACTACTAGTGCTTTCGTCAAATGCTTTTTCTCTAAGATTAATTTTACTAACATAACTGCTATCACTCAAACGCGATCTGTCCATTTGTAAACTAGTAACATATACACCCATCCTAGGAGCACTCGGTAGTTTGTTGTCACTGTTTTCTCTAATGATACTACCTACTTGTCGTGTAATATCTCCATACAACACCGGAACTACTTTGATATCGCCTTCGCCGTCACGATAACTAAAGTTACTAAATGCTCTTACTATTTGTGTTATGTACCGTCTTATTTGTCCGTCATAAAAGTATTGCATTAGTCACCTGCCTTTGCTCTAAGAGCTTTACTAAGAGCTTGTCTTTCGACTACATCTTCACCGCTAATAGTATTTACAGTTACATTGTTTATAAACGTTCCTTTTAGAGTATCACGTCCACTAGTTTGTGTAAGGGTAGTTCTAACAGCGTCTTCAATTTTACGCCAGCTATTGCCGTCATATCTAAATAATCTATTAGGAGACAAGTCAATTCTTAAAAAATAATCTCCACTATCTGCTTCGCTAGGAAATCCAATTCCTTGTCCGTATGGTGCTCCGTTTGGAGGAATACCATCGCCTACTAAGTATCCTTGATATCCATTGCCATCAGGAGTAACAAATACAGTGTCTGCTGTTATCTGATCATCGGCTAATAAACTGTCATAGTCAGTACTAACGATTTCAATTTCGCCTGAGTCACCTAACTGTAGTGTATAGAACTGTATAGTAGAATACCCACTAAGTGGAACATCAACTTCTGCTTGTGCAATAACAGCTTCGTTGATTTGCATTTCTTTTTCGTATGTACTAAGTACATCTCTAAGTGTATCAGCACTGCCTTCTTCTGCAGGCAAATCTAAAATATCTTTGTATTCTTGCGAATCTAGTATTTGCTTTGCACGTAATCTATACAAATGTGGATACCAGGTTTGACTAAATCCTTCTGCTGCCCGTGTTACTTCGTCTACAACGTAAAAACGTTTTAGTGCAACATTGTAATCATTAGCAGCATACTCGTCTATCATGTGTGGTAGTTCTATTACATCGCCTGCCATAATTTTTCTGCCTAGCGTTTTTACACTACTATTAATATGTATGGTCATAAACAATGTGTCGTTTTGTAAAAACAATCCAAACTGACTTAGATCAAAGTCTTGATCTTGTAGGTTGTAATGTCCTCTAATGGTGTAAATGTCTTTGTCGTATTTGCGATCTCTGTTTTCTAAAAATAACAAGTCTTGAATGTTGGTTTCTTTAACAACATCGTAAACAGGTTGTTCAGCAGTTGCATCATCTTCTAATGTATTCTTTGGACCAAGATATTTGTGTATATTAAAATCTGTTCCTCCTACAGTAAATTGTTCATAGACAATGCCGTCTAGGAAGGAATAGTCTTTTGTTTTTTGCGGTCTATATAAACTAAGTCTTGGCATATGTATATTTAGCATAAATACTATTGGAGACAAACAATGGCTGAACTTACAACACAAAAACAAGAAGTATTTGATTACGTAACTGCATTTTTAGGCGGAGGCATGATAGATGTTGAACTTGATCCTATACACTATGAAACTGCACTAGGAAAAGCAACTGCACGATACAGACAACGCAGTGAAAACAGTGTTGAAGAAAGTTACATTACTCTTGCACTAACAGAAGATGTTAATGCATACACACTCCCTAATGAAATAATAGAAGTACGTAAAGTACATAGACGTAGCGTAGGAAGTAGATTAGGCGGCAATAGTGGTGGAACAACCTTTGAACCATTTAACCTTGCTTATACAAACACATACTTGTTAGCAGGTAGTGGCATTGGCGGCCTTGCTACATATGATTTCTTTGCTCAACAACAAGAACTAGTAGGAAGAATGTTTGGTAGTTTTATCGAATTTGTTTGGAACACTAGTACAAAAAAACTAACTATATTAACAAGACCAAGAGCTGAGGAAGAAGTATTGCTATATTGTTATAATCACAGACCTGACTTTGAGTTGTACAAAGACTACAAAGCATTTCAGTGGATTAAAGAATATACTCTTGCCAACTGTAAATATATGTTAGGTGAAGCACGTAGTAAGTTTGCTACTATTGCTGGACCAGGTGGCGGAACTACGCTAAATGGTGATACGTTAAAATCCGAAGCTCAACAGGAAATGGAAAAACTTGACAACGACTTGGCTATGTCTGTTGCAGGTGGTGTTGGCTACGGATTTTTAATTGGATAATAAATTTAATAATATCAAAAAAGTAATAGCAGGTGGTTGTAGTTTTACAGCAGGCTCTGAACTTGCTGACGAGTCTTGGGATCGCAATCATAAAGGAATATGCTACGAGTTGAGTCATACAGCATGGCCAAACTTGCTTCAACAAAAAATGTTTACTAATGCAACAGTTGATAATACTGCTGTACCAGGTGCTGATTATGGAAGTATAGTTAGACGTATAATATACCAAACCCGCCGCCAATTAAAAATACACAAGCCAGAAGATATTGTTGTAGTTGTAATGTGGACAAGTATTTTACGTAGAGAATATCCTAGTATATATCCTACAGGCAGAAAAATAAAAACTCATGAAGATAGATTTTTAACTTCATTACCATCA